GCATACCTGCCGTTAACTTAGTCTCACCAGCGTTAAGCATTCTCTCAATTGCCGTTTTATCTCTCGGCTTTCCTTGTTTTAAAGTAACCGTAAATGTTACGCCAGTAGGAAAATCGTCAGGGCCAATTTCTTGATCCCACTCCATTGCAGTATTCGTACAAATTAAATCCCCCATTACGAAAATAGGGTTCATTGGATTTCCAACGACTAGATGCCACTCTCCAACCGGTCGGTCCGATAGTGCTGCCTTAATTGAAATTAGGTCAGGCACTGCTGATCCAAGCTTAGTCATCAGCGCAGACTGTATTCCATCACTTAATAATTTAGCCGGGTCATTCATAAATTTACTACCGGCTAGGTCAACTGCTGACAACATACTGCTTACGATCTTAGAAAATTCTTCTGAATTATTGCCTGAATAAGTCGACCCCCAGCTAGTCAGCATCTTTCCCAACGCCTCAGTCATTGTAGGGCTAAACTTTAAACCTACTTTAGGGTAATATCTAGCAAGCTGCCCTAAAAATTGTGCATCATTGTAAGTTAAATTCATAAAATTAGAAATTAGGTCTAGTGCTGCTATTTTTGGACTTAATCCATTAAAAGACCTAAATGAATATGCGAATTTAATCGTCATTCCAGTTTGACTATTAGTTTCTTGCATACCGCGTTTTCTTCTAGAAGTCTTATCAATTACGTTAACTGGCCCGTATATTCTATTCCAATATGGACCAGTTGTATATAAGTTCTTTTGATACTGTTGCATTTTTGCATCGTATCCACTAAGCTCCTGGATGTTTTGATCCGACCCACTAAATGTTGCGTATGCTGCCTCAAGTGTAGTTTTTAATGCAGCTCCTCCAGGAAGACCCTGTATAGTTGATAATAATTCACTAAACGTAACCTCATTACCTGTGATTTCTTGTTCAGAAACAGTCAATGATTCCCATGGAATGTCCCAAGCAAATATTCCTAATTTATTTAAGTCGTTAAGAGTGTCTGACCCAAACCAAGTAACTGCCTGTGCAATAGGTATTGCATTTTTACGCTGATCCGCTTGACCGAGTCTCAAGCTATCTGCAATTGGGAATGGGTATCTACGTAGGGTTACTAATCTATTATTCGGAACCTTTCCATAGTCTTTACAATACATAAAATCAGTTAATGCATAAGGCTGGAAACCAACTGAGGTCCCCGCCGATATGTTTGCTCCCCACTGCTTTAATTTAGTAGCAGACGGATTCGATAAAATTCCTTCTTGATTAGTCTTAAAATTTCTAGCCTTCTGCCTAAGAGGGCCAGCCACTTTTTCCCATTGTGCAAGCTTTGCAAGTAGAGCTTTAGTCCTTTCTGCCGGGTCAGTTATTCCACTGGCATTAATTCCAATAATCGCCAATTGTATGTCACTTGCTGCTTTATCTTCTGCTTCGTATTGGCTTGAATCTTTTAAATTACTTGAAAATCCAATAAAGTGACCTTCTGCTCGATATTTACTTCCTGCATTTAAAGGAGAGTACTGAAAAACTGTAAATTTATTAAATATCGAACTTACATTATGTTGGATTATTCCGTTATTCTCAGTTCCGATTAGAGATCCAAGTTCTCCAAAATCGCCTTTTAGAGTTCCAGTACCTCCAACTTTAGCTAAGGCCTCCATGTAATTAACTCCAGCGAATGCCGTATCGGTTACTAGATTAGTATGCGTTGTTATTTCGTCTGCCATTTCTTTTGATTTGTTTCGTTATAGTTATTTATCGACCTAAATAAAAAAAGGAAGATCGACAGACCTTCCTTTCCAGTATTTCAGAGTAACTGATTAGCTTCCGATCTGCACCGTGTATGTAAATTTACTTACGTCAAATCCACCGTGCATGTCTATTTCAATACCATGTGGATAAAAAGGCAAGCCTTCTATCTTAGCTTCAACTCTTCCTGAGAAATCTCCGCCGTCTTCTAATTCAATCTCGTGCCAAATTTCTTCATCGGTAGCCTCGTCCCAAATTGAATATTCTATCATAAGATAGAAGCCCTTAAGTTCAAAATCAATATCCTCAATTCCATGTCGTGAGTGAACTGCATCGATTTTATACAGTATCTTGCATGTTCCGTGAGAATGGTCGTTTATTTCCGCCATTGAGTCAAAACCTAAATCTTTCAGCTGGTCCTTATCTTCAGGAGAAATACCAGCAGCCTTGTTTTCAATCTGTCTAGGAAAATTAGTTAAGTCAACGTCATATCTTTCCACTTCCATGGTCAATACATCATCTGCCCATGGATTTTTGTATTCTTCGTATAGAGCTACGTGTTTCTGCATTATTTAGCGAATTTTAATTTTTTCTTCTCTGAAACTGCTTCGGATTTAGCAATTACTGCTAATCTATATTCCAGCTCCTTAAACGAAGACACTCGACGTTCATTAACTAATTTACTCTTAGCTAAATTACGTTTTTTAGACTCATCAACCTTCTTAACAAGGTCGATATTATCTTGGTAAAGTCCTGGGACTACCACAATTTCTTCTCCGTTAAACTCAATTGGTCTAACTAATTCTACTTCAAAACGATCCACATCTGGTTCGTAACTGTTTTGATAAATCTCGGTGATTACTGCTTCAAGGCCATCTACTAATTCCAACAGACCGTTTTGCATCTCCTCAACGTCCGTCTTGATTACCACCTTGTCTCCGACTGAAAATTTCATACTTTCTCTTTTTTAATTTTTAGGGTTAAGTCTTCGGTTCCTTTAATAAGGCGGTGCCAGTCATGTTTAGGAATCGTTACTATATTATTTAACGACGTCGGCAGTGCATTATCCATTTGAATCATCCAGTCCGTGTCATTTTCTGAAATTAAATGTCGAGTTTCGTCGTCTCTATGCCATTTTAACTCAATTGGATCTATGTCTTGTGAGAAGGTTCTAACAAGTTCAGTACCAACCTCATTAATATCAACATAAGGCTTTATCATTTCTTTCTTACCTTTTGAGCTAAGTCCTTATCCGCCTTTCCCCAAGTTCCACTTGATTTTGTAACAAAAGAGTTTACTCTAGCATGGGCCCATGCTTCTTGACTTTGACCTGGTCGGTGACCTGTCTTCCAAGCAGCCATTCCTCTATTAAATACTTGCTTAAGAATACCAAATGGCATCTTATATTTTTCAGCTTTCTTCTTTAGTGATTTGTCTGCTGGGCTAGACTCATTAATTTCTACCCATTCGGAAAATTTATAGACGAGAGTCTCATCCATTTCACGATTCACCTTTTTGGTAAATGAGCTTTTAACTTTAGAGCCTTTAAATTTTCCTGATTTATCTAGGTCTCCGGGCATTGGTTTATATGCATTATCGTCCGAATCGCTCATTTTTGATTGACGATTCATTTGATTCAGCTTTTTATTCTTTTGATCCTTAGCCAGTCCTTTAAAATACGGACCTGATTTTCCAGTTACCTTGCCTTCGTTCATTTGTACCTATTTTATTTTACCAAAATCCTGGGTAAGTTTTACCTCCCCATAAGTTAGCATATCGATTTATTCTACATGCCCAATAACCGGCAGTAAGTCTATCATTTTTTAGATGACATTGGTGCCTAGCCGCGAAACTTTTTCTAGCTTTCGGATCACTAACCTTTGCAGTTAGTCCACCGTGAACGTCTCCAAATGAAATCTTCTTTACCCTTTTTGTTTTTGGATTCATTACGTAAACGTGGTATTTCTTGGCTCCACCTCGAGCAGGTTTTCCAAGTTCAACCGATCTTCCTTGATACTCTGCCTCAAATAGAAAATCTAATGGAACTAGTTCTCCACCGTATTCTCCAAATAAACCTAAATCCGTTTCTTCAAACAGAATCTGATCTATTCCAGACAGTGCTAATTCGCCTGACTCAAATCGACTTCGGGCTTCAGCTAATAGGCTAAAGTGAGCATCACTGGCTGGTCTATAAATAGACTCGCATACTGATAAATTATTTGTGATATGGTATTCTAAACCTTCAGACATTGGATCAAGATCCGGATTAGGAATCATTCTCCATCGTTTCTCTAGATTTGCTCCTTGACCTCTAGCTAATTTAACTTCTATTGAATTTGCTTTTACTACCTCTAATGCATTAATATAATCCCCTGAATCCAATAGATCCTGAACCATTTCTGCATCGTCTGCTGCAAGTTTTGCCATGTAAACTACTGGGTGTCTTTGTTGATTGAAGTGGCATCTCATACTCATCATACTTAGTGTATGATTGAACGATTTAGCTTGACCTCCAGTAAATCCCATGTCTTCAAGCTCTCCTAGTTCTTCTACGTTTGGAGCAGGCATAAAAGATTCAAGACCCTTGCAATCAGCGATCCCATAGTACCATTCACCATCTACTTCTTCAACTGATTCATTGAATGCTTTAAATGGTTTAATATGGTTTTGCATTTGCATAATTTAATATTATTTAAGCCTCTTCGCAAAGGTGTTCTTCGTTAACTGAATACCCAACTCCGCAGTTTTCGCAAACCATAGAGTTTTCTTCCGACTCGTC